GTGCAGTTTGATCTACTGCTTGTGGTGGAATAGGCAATGCCTCTGATCCACGACCCGGGCCAAAAGATGCACCATCTGTAATAGGAACATCACGATTTGGGTTAGGTGTATTAAAATTTAATGTTGGTCTTGCCATAGGAACTGCGTTAGCAACTGCACCCATTTGTGCAGCAGATACTTCAGAGGCTGCCATACTTACACCGGGAGCAGTTTGAAGGGCCATTAATTCTCCACCTTCACCATAAGCTCCACCGGGGATGTACTGAGCTGCTTGCTTACCTGTGTATGCTTCAGCCATCTTTGTTAGCCTCCATTTTTTCAATATCCTTGGAGAACTTTTCCCACATGTATCGCTTCTTAGATTCGTTTACTGAATGTGAATAAACAATCTTAGATATCAAAGAGAAAAATTCCGCAAAAGAACTACTAATGTTATACATCAACGCAGAGATTGCGTATAAAAAATCTATTCTTTTAGCAGGTCTTGCCAATGGAAACATATCTTCAAGTTCATCAAACTCTTCGTTTGAATCCATTGGCAGACCTCCTATAAGTTGTTACTTAACTTTCTTGCCACCAGCAGATGCAGCCTTGCCTGTTTGACCAAGCTTTTGCATTCCTGCCTTACCCTTTGCAGATCCCTTACCCTTTTTAGGGCCAAGAACTGATGCTGGGGCGACTTTGCCTTTCTTTGTTCCGAACATATTTCCTCCTGTTGGATTAAGCAGCCCCAGTTAGGGCAGCTAATAGTTGTGCCATTTCAGGTTGACCACCTTGTGCTAGATCCGTTCTTCTTGAAAACTGTCCGGGCCCAGCAACCATTTGGGAGCCAGCAGCCGGGGCCGCTCCCGGAACCATACCCATAGGTGATGGTTGCGAAGCACCGGGGGCCATCGCAGAAACTGCTGGCTGTTCTTGCGGAGCAAATGCACTAGCGACTATCTGCTCCAAAGTTTCACCCTTTTGACGACCATTGATGATGTCAGCAATACGCTTGACAGCTTCTGTTGGGTCGCCACCTTGGGTAGCAAGCATAGGAATGGCTGTTGCATATTGCGATACAGCATTCCTAAGTGAATCTCTGAGATCTTCAATGTCAACTCTTTGTTCTTCTTGAGTAACATTGATTGAGAATGGAAGGTTTCTGCGTAGGAAGTCACGGCTAATAAGTTTGTCGCCACGAAGTTGTAGACCAAAGATGGCTGCACGATTAGGATCAAGTCCTGCCATCAAACCATATTGAACATCAACGGTGTAATCACCCTTGATATCACGAGCTGGTGTGTAGGTTAATTCATAAGGAGTGCCATCATCGCTACCACGAATAGTTTTGCGATCGTTAGCAAATATCTTTTCATCTGCTTCAAAAGCAATACCAATAAGGTTAACTAAGAAACGAGCAAAGACTGCTTGTGCTGCTTTAACTTGTGAATCAAAGCCACCCATAAGAGCTTGAACACCACGACCGGTAACGATAGATGCATCAATTTGTCCGGTACGACCTTCTGGATAACGAGATCCCATACGAAGCTCTCGTTCCAATGCTGATGATTCAGCGAATACACCCGATGGAAGTTCAATAGGAACTCTACGGATTCTCTCTGGAGTGTTAGAACGAAGTAAAGCATCTGGGCCAAGGGCAAACTCTTGGACATCTGGTGGAATAGCAATCGGTGCTTCTACCGATTTCTTGGCAGCTTCTAGTTGCAAGAGTGCAAAGCGAGCCTTAGCCATCTGCACAGGTAATACATCATCGAATTGACCACGAGTTTGACCATCAACAGTTGGGCGTTCGGCTACATCTATAAGAACTTTACCGATAAGGTTAGGGGTATTAGATAAAACAAGGTTATCTAGATCTGGAATGAACAACATATCCTGATCTTTATCGTGATAATGGATTAGATTAACTACTGCACTTTGACCACGATACTTCTGACGAATCTTATTTGTATGTTCTGGGTATTGATAGACGATGGATTCAGTATCCATAAACATATTACGAGATACACAGGTTACAGATCCAAAGCGATCCTTCTCATAATAGAGACCAAATGGGTCAAGTAGACGGATTCTTGGGTTATTTGTTTCAAAATCAATATCAATCATTCCGGCACAGAAGCCATAGGTGTAATACCAGTCGGCACCTGCATACATCTGGAGCTGTAAATCTGACTTATTGGCGTAGTGATTAGCAATGCGTGTACGGATATCAGCCTTTTTACGAGCTGAATCTGAGGACATATTGGAAGAAGAGCAGTTAATTGAAGGTAGTGGGGCTGTTACTTCTGCTAGGTCACGAGCAGCGATATCGACCATGTTAGCGATGAGAGGTTTTGGATACTCATCTGAGAACTGACCAAAGAAAACATCTTGCATTCTTCCTTGACGGACAGCAAGTACATCAGCCATACGGCGATCACGATCCATATTGTTTCGCTTTAGCCGGTCAACTTTTGCTGCTATCTCTTGTGGAGTACGCATTCTTTAACCTATCTTTCGACTTGCAGCCCACTCGTCAAGGTTTACAACCGTTTGACGATTCTGGTCTGAACGAGTTAGAAACTCATTTTTCATAAACTTACCACCATAATCACCGAATTGGCAGATCTCTCTAGCTCTGATTTCACAGAACCAAAGTGCCATAACCAAGTCAGTCTTATTCTTTGTCTCAGGAGACCAAGTAACAAGTTGATCAATTAACAACCTAATACCTTCGTGCCTATCGGAAGGAAGGTGCATTAAGTTATCTCTATGATGCTTACCATTTGATTCAACAGAACCAAATAGTGAAGCCATTGCTGCTACACCAAAGCCGACATCCCACTTATTGCGAGATGTTGTATGTTCCCGGAGCATCACTCCACGGTTGGCAAGCCACATTCGTAGATTCTCATCTTGTGTCAGGTAGCCCTGAAAAGCGTTACGCTCAACCACCCATTCGGTTGGTTTGTATTTGTCTGTAAATGTTGTGATGAGATCACGAATCGCTTGTGGCGAAGGCCGAGTAATTGTTGTCGCATCAAGTACATAACGCTTCTTGCGGCGGCGATCTATTGCCATTACTACGGCTGCGGTGTCACCAACAATCGCTGGGTCAAGCCCTGCGACTATGGTAATTCCTTCTGTTGTGTCTGGGTGTCCGGGATTACCGGGCACGATAGGGCCAATCATTCGCATACGATCGATTGAGCCTTTAACACATACAACATTAAAAGTTGAATCTTCATCAACATCTGCTTGCTGGTAAACCATAGACCAAGTCTTTGGGTCTAGGGCACCCCTTCGCATTGAAAGGTGGGTTCCATCCCAACGAGGATATAGACCATCTTCACCGGGTTGATCTTCTTCAGAACCTTGCCATGGGCGGTCTGTCTTAGGCCAAAGGGTTTTCCAGTCGGCTGGAGATTCAGCAAACTCTAGAACCGCCGGCATGGCTAGGTATGTCCACGGAGATTGACCTGTTGGATAGCGTTCACCGTTACGGAGTTCTCTATACAGGTCGATGGAATCCACTCGGGTTCCTAAAACTAAAAGCTTACCGGTGGGGCCAAGACGAGTTAAAACTTCTTGTTGGATCCAACGGATATGTTTTTCATACTCATGAGCATTGCTCATAGTTACACAGTCGTCAAGGATAATTAAATCAGCTCTCGCACCGTAGACCTGACCTCCAATACCAATGGCTTGGATGGTTGGGTCTTTCTGGTCAGAGTCACGGAGTTCATCTCCAAGATAGACCTGTGTTGCTTGCCATGTAGCAGACTTAGACTTAAAGCCAGAACCGGCAGCGTAGGCTAGTTGTAGTTTTTGCCACGATGGGTGGGTAAGTCTTTGCTTGATAGCGTAGATAAATTCTGTTGCCTTCTGCTGACTCTTAGAGACAATCATGATACGGACATTAGGATCCATACAGATTCGGTAGACCGGATAATCTATCGAGGTAGTCATAGACTTGGCGTGTTCTGGGGGCACATTCACCAGAACATATTGGGGGCGACCCTTTTCATATTGCATGGATGTGTGAAGCCACGCTGGGTCTCGACCTTCTAAGAGATCGATAATGTTCATCTGATGTGGAAAAGTCTCGGCCTCTAGGTATTCCTTGCGAAACTCACGGAAAGGCATCGTAAGAGAGTCGGCGGATTGGATTCTGCCTTTGGATACTCTGGCAGCACGAATCTTGTCGGCGTTCTCTTTGAACTCTTTGTCGCTGGAGCGGTAATACTCCCAAAGCTTTACTGACCGACCGACAGCCCTCATAGCTTCTTCGACCGTATAACCTTGCGTTAGATAGCCAAGCACTTTCGCTTTAGTTTTGGCTGCCTCTTCTTGGCGTTTTGTCATTGGATTCCTCGGTGTCTTTTCATTGGATCCACGGTCTGTGGATAAACCTGTGGATACAGAAAACGACAGACCTATCCAAACTCACTAGGAGTTTGTTTGGGGGCCTCCAGTCGTTGGAAACTCCTTCCGGCCCCTAAGGCCGGGTAGGTCGTCTATTTACCTACTCGGTAAATATCCTCCCTACTATGTATAAGCCGGGATAAAGGGGTTTTATCCCACTAAATATGCTGTGATTTATGTCACAGTTAGCCCAATGTAGTTAAAACCCATCTCCACCAGCACTTTTACAGCTCTTGATCCTATCAAAAATATTTTTCTGGGTACATATACATGGGCCCCCCTGCCGTTTTAAGCACTCGGGTCAATTTATCCCACGCATGTCTAACCCCCTACTTTACATAATACATATTATCGGCTAACCCTTATGCCCCTTTTTCTAGGGGCTGGCAGGGCATGGCATGGGCTCATGATTAGGGGGCTTCTTAAGTTCCCCCTTTTAGTAATCGCCTAAGAATCAAGGCAGGGAATCAGAGAGAGAAGGGGGCAGACATAAGGGCAGGGCAGGGGATAAGGGCAGGGCTAAGGGGCAGGGCAGACCCCTAGAAAGGCAGGGCAGAAAGGCAGGGGGCAGACCCGACACCTTCGCCCCTTTTCAACTTTTCAGAATCTCTACTTTTCTAAACCCCTAAAAAGTGATTACTTTTCGCTATCTTTTCGCCCCTTCTTTTCTTTCTATGGATCTAGGCAAAGCTTCTTTTCGGTGCTTGAATCCCCCTTCCCTTTCTGTCATGCTTGGGGGGTGGGGATACGCCCCACTTCTTTACCTACAGAAAGAAGGCTTTACATGTCTATAACTAAACCGCTTACTATTGGAGAAGCCCGAATCTCTTTCGATTCTCTTCTCTCTTCTTTTACTGATTCCAAGCCCCTTAATGAATCAGACCTTCAGAAGTCTTTCTCTGGAATCTCGAATAATCTGAACTTTCGGGATTATGTCTTGGGCTCTGTCGGCTTCGGTCTTTCTGATTATTCAGACCGAATCGCTTTTCTGAATCTCTTTTCTGTCTGTGGCGATTCTGCCGACATAGAAGCGATTAAAAGTTCCTTTCACTTCGAAGCAGAAAAGAAAAGTAAGGCACTTTCAACAGTTGAGAAGGCTCTGAAGTTAGACCCTTCGCATGGTCTTTCTAAACTTCTGAAAAGGATTTACGAAACTTCCGCCCCTTTTAACATGATGGCAGATTGCCGAAACGCCCTTCATGAAAAGGTCTTGGCTCAAGTAGAAGCCGAAGCCTTAGAAGTCTTGGGGGCTTAATCGTGAGAAAAGAATCTCCTTTCATCACCCTTTTAGATTCTGAAAGTGGGGAAGTCTTGGTCTATGCCCCACTAAGTAAGACCCGATTAAACGCCTTAATTAAGGCGTATGGAAAGGCAGGAATCACCGCTTCAGTTGCTTAGTTAGTAAGTGGGGGGCAGGGCTTCGGCTCTGCCCCTTGCTTAGTGATTAAGACCTAATCACTTCTTTACCTACAGAAAGGCAAGGCTATGTCAGAAAAAGAAAAGGGCTCACTTGCTTGGGCAAGTGAATCCGCCCCTGCTTCGTGTGAAGCGGTGGCAGACCTTTATTCATGGTCTAGCAACTTCGAAAAGTTTGAACCTTTTCGCCAGTTTCTAGGTCTTATCGGATACTTAGAAGGCGAAAGCGGTGAAGGCTTTATCGGATACCTAGAACTTTCGAAAGTTGCTTCGGCTCTACATGCTTACACCGAAAGACCAACAGAAGTAAAAGACTTTATCTCTGAGCTTCTAGAAGTAGAAGTGGAGTTCGGTCTATGAGATCCAAATCCTTTTACCGAATCAGGTTCGCAGTTCGCCTTATGTTTTGGGGCTCTCTAATTCTTGGGCTTCTCTCTATTGTCGGGAATCTCTGGTGGGTGGGAGATGGATACTGCTGGGGCTCAATGATTGAGTGCCACTTCCCCGAAGAAGGGGGCAAGTAATGCCGATTATGTGTGAAGAGTGTAAGTGTTCCAACTGGAACTGCCCGACATGTGGCGAATCGAATCACCATGATTGCGATTGCCCTTGCTGTGGTTGCCCATGTCAGAAGGACAACAGCGACAACAGCGATAACAGCGAAGCCGAAAGCGGTGCTTTTCTTTTCTTAACTGAAGAGAGAATCAAACTGCTAGGCGAAGCCCTAAGAATTGCCATCAATAACTATGACTTTGATGGCGACTATGAATCATCTAAGAAAGTGGAAGAGATTCTCACCATAATTGAGAAGGTAAATCTATGAAACTGGCTTATGTGGTCATGCTTAACGCAAGGGGTAAAGGGTCTATTGATTACCTGACCCCTGAAAACTATGAAAACCTACAGAAAGAAGGAAAGTGAAATGGGATTGGACATGTATCTAAATGCCAGCAAACATACTAACAAGATTAACTGGCAAGCAGTTCAAGCGAATGAAGCGTTGAATTATGAATCGCCTGAAGCGATTTTGCCTGATTGGAAAAAGATTATCGAAGCGTCAGACATGGGCGGTGTTGCTGTTGATGTCTATGGTGTTAATGTTGAAGTGACCTGTGCTTACTGGCGTAAGTGTAATCAGATTCATAATTGGTTTGTTCAGAATGTTCAAGGTGGAGAAGATAATTGTCGTTCGTATTATGTAAGAACAGAACAGATAAAAGAGCTTCTTTCTACCTGTAAGGAAGCATTGAAAAAGAAAGACCCTTCCCTGCTTCCACCTGCCGAAGGATTTTTCTTTGGTGGAACAGACATTGATGAATGGTATTGGGGCAGTATTAAGCAAACTATTACCAAACTTGAAAGGGTCTTAGCCCTGCCCGAAGTAGATGAACTCTCTTTCTCTTATCAGAGTTCATGGTAAGGAAAGGAAGATAAATGAAGATCCAAACTAAAGCGAAATGCCCCGAGTGCCTTCGGGTCTTTGACCTGCTAGACGACACCGATTCTCAAGAGTGGGCATACGGACACGATTGCGAAACGGAGATAACAGCGTGACTACGATTCATCTAGGCGATTGCGATACCGGTTGCCCTATCTGTCGGGCTAATTGCTCATGCGAGAAATGTAAAGACCGAGAGGGGGTGACAGCGTGACAGTTCATAAGACTTGGGTCGTGATTTATTCAAGTGACCCTATGCCAAACCATGACCTAGCAAGAAGGCTAGAAGGTTTGGAGTGGTGGATTACCGATAGGGATAACAGCGAAGAATCGAAAACTGCGACCCGAATGATTGACCTAACAGCATTAAAAGATTAGCGACCTATGGGGCAGGGGGATTCTCCCTGCCCTGTGGGGTGTTCATCTTGGACACTAAACAACCTACAGAAAGAAAGAGAAATGAACATAATCGAAAGCAAGATAGAGATTATCGAGGCTGATAATTTTTCTATCGAAACTAAATACCGAATGACCATGAAGTATGAAGGCGAAACTTTCTATTGGAATGGATTCCTTGGAGAGTATGGAATGGAAGCGACTTGGTTCGATTCTGAAGGCAAGAAAACTGTTCAACCTGATTGGGCTGATGAATTAGAAGAGTCATTAGATAAGACTCTTTTTGACATCTGCGAAGAGAAGACCGAAGAGGATAAGAAAAAGAGTGGCAGAACTGACTGCGGATACGAGGTAGAACAGGCACTTGTAAAAGAGCTTGAACTACAGGGATTCCCTAGTGATCTGATTCGTCAAGTCTTGGCGACTTATCCGATAGATAGAATCATCTTTGATTCGATTCTTAAAGAGGCTTCAATAAAGATTGACGAACTACAGAAAGCCGAGGTGAAGTAATGCCTAATGTAGTTGGATTCATAATCTTCAATAAAGAAACAGGAAAAGAAATGGCAAGACTTCCATTGACTATCCCTATCGGATCAACAGTAGAAGCCTATGAAAAAGCAGGTCACAAGGTTTCTTGGGGCTGGCTTGAAGGAGAGGTGAAAGCGTGATTACCTGCGACATATGCTTTGCTTATGGAGTTCAGACAGTAGCAACCAAGATCAATAGTAATGAAGTCAAGGTCTGCTTTGAGTGTATAGGAGTAAGCAAGTGAATAAGATAACTGACAACAAGGAATTACTTAGAGAAATCTCTTTAGTAATTGGTGGTGAATATGCTTCCTATAAGTTATCGGAGGAAGCGTGGAATTATTGGCTTGAAATAGTAAAACTTATTCAAGAGGGGGAGGGCAAGTGAGTTATCAACATGGAGAAAATCATGAGAACTGCTGGCGTGATTGCGATAGACATAAAGACCTTGAGTGCTTTGTGTTTGATTGCCCTGATAAATCTAAATCCGAATACGATTGTGAAGAGG